ATGATCACTTTAAAACAGGCTTACGAGCAGGGCAGCCTGCGCGTGGCGTTCTATTGCGTCCGGCCGGGCGCCTGCGCGCACGTCGGCAAGGTCGATATCCGCGAAGCGATTAGACGGTGGGGAGAGGAGCGGCGCTTAAACGAGATTCCGGCGCGCTGCGGCCGGTGCGGATCGCGCGACCATGTCAGCGTCCGCTGCGAGCCGCCTGGCCGCCTCGGCAAGCGTGGCCGGCGTTAACCCCCTCGAATCGTCAGCTGCCAGCAGCTGCAGCGCGATCGCGGGTCCGGGCGAGGAGGGGTCAGGCCCCGCCCGGACCCGCGTCCCGCCCGCCAGCGCGCGATCGAGGAGCGCGGGCCGGCGAGAGAGCTCTACTCGCCGGCCGCCCCGCAGAAGCGATCGAAGACGCGGTTGTGTGCGATCGCCTGTGCGATCGTGCCGTCAGTGTCGGCGCGTGACGGCTGAAAAAGCTCGAGCGCTTCGCAGGGCACGCTGCGCGGCGCCTCTTCCTCTTCAATCCCGAAAATGCGCGTCGGGATGCTCACGCAGCTTGTCAGGAGCAGCATCGAGCTCAGCGCGAGTGCGCTCGCGAATCGCGCGCGCGGCGGCGACGTCGGCATGGTGCTTCTCCACTTGCTTGCGGAAATTCTCGCGCTGGAGCTCGCCCCGCAGCTGCTCGCGCTCAACCCAATCGACGAGCTTGTCGACCAGGGAGAGCGCGAGCAGGGCGAACTTGGCCCAGTCGATGACGGAGCCGAGCATGGGGCTTAAGCGGCCGACGCCGGGGCCGGCGGCGCCGCCGAGACGAACGACGCCTCGGCCGGCGGCTTCGCCAGCGGCAGCGCCACGTCTTCGGCGAGTTCGAGTCGCGCCGCGATCATCTGACGGACATTCGCCGCGCCCCCGAGAATGACCTTGACGAACCACGGCGCGCGCTCCGCCGCGTAATCCGTCGCGCGCTCGAGCACCGCGCTGCCGACCTTGAAATCGAGGGTCTTCCCGCGCACGGCGCCTGCCGTGACATTGATCCCGTAGTTTACGGCGTGGCCGATCAGCTCGTTCGCGTGTTTTTGGAAGAGCATCATGCAGGCCGCGTTCAAGGTTGCGATGACCTCGGCCGGCAGCTTGCGGAAAACGAACAGCACGGCCGCGACGACGAGCGCCCCGAACATGTTGAGCAGCTCGGCGATGAGATCGCCCCACGGCAGCGAAGTGCCGCCGTCCGCCGCATCGTTCTGGTACTGCGTGAGCTCGGCCGTCTCGTACTGCGCCGACGGCTCGGCGCTCGGCTGTTGCAGCACAACGCGATCGGCGCCGGGGTGCACGACACTGGAATCGATCGCATAGTCCTGCGCCGCCGCCGGCGGCGCGATCGACATGAGGGCGGCGCACGCGATCGCGAACGCCGCGCAAAGATGCGCGAGTTTCATGTTTCCTACTCCGTTGTTGAAATCCGTTCAGCCGGCCGGGGGCGGCGGGCTGTTGAGCAGCCAATGCCGGAGCGCCAGCAGAATGGCCGCGATGCCGCCTGTCACCACGGTGCCGACCGCGGCCATCAGGCTGGCGCGTTTCACTTCGTCCGTCGCCGTCCGCATCTCGCGGGCGAAGCGGAGATCGGCGCGAAACTCTTCGATGCCCTCCGGCGTCGAGACGTCGATGCCGAGGCGTTGCAGCGTTTCCTCGACCGTGTCGACGATCAGCGCGCGCGTATCTTCTGGTGTGGTCAAGTGCTTGGCGCTCCCCCGCGCGGTGCTGAAGAAGTGGTGAAGCCCGGCGCAAGGCTGCCCCTACGCCGGGCTTCGGTCTCGGCCGGGGCTTTAGCCGGCGCCGGTTTCGGCCGAGGCCTCGCCGCTCACCTCGGCCGGCACGACGAACGTTTCGCCGATCGTCTCGGCGAAGCCTCCGCTCGTGGTCTCGGGCGTGAGCTCCGGCGACGCCACATCGGTGAACACCGGCGGCTCTGCCGCCGGCGCCGGCGCGGCGACGTCGGGCGCGATCGGCTCGGCCGGATTCGGCGTCACCGGATTGCGATAGGCGCGCAGGAAGTCGAGCGCCTTCTGGGCGCCGTCGGCGATCTTCGCTTCGACCGCATCGAGTTCGGCGTTGGAAGCGGCCAGCTCCTCGCGGGCGCGCACATTGCGGTCGACCGCCTTCTGCACTTCGCGCTCGAGCTCGGCAACGTCGGCGTCGAGCGGCTGATCGGCTGCGCCGCCGGCACCGCCCGTGTCCATGCCGTCGGTCGCGCAGGCGGTCAGCAGGAAAGCCGGCGCGAGCGCCAGTGCGAGACAAAGTCTCTTCATCGTCGTTCTCCTCGATTGTTGCATGGGGCCGCGTTCATCCTGTTCACGTCGCCGGCGGCCCCAACGGCCCGGCGCAGGATCTGGTCAGTCGAGCAGCGTGAATGTGTGCTCGACGTTCTCGGCGACCGTGTAGGAGACGGTCAGGCCGAGCTGGTCGACGGCGCGGATTTTCAGCCGCCGGGGCTGGCTCTCGCTCGCCTCGAGCTTTTCCTCCAGCGGTCCCTCGAAATTGTGCGAGCGCCAGGCGCGCAGGCGCTGCACTGCGCGTTCCGGCGGCTGCGGCCGGCCGTCGCTCACGGCGAGGCGCGCGCCGATCGGCGCGGCTGCGAAGATATCGTCGAAGGTCATCGCGTCACGCCGCCGCCGCGTAAGCGCCAGCCGTCACGAGCTTGTAGCCGTCTGCGCCGGGATAGCCGCCATTGAAGGTCTGGATGACCAGGGTCGACGTGTTCGGCGCGATTCGCGCCGAGAGAATGCTGCCCGTCGCCTGCACTTCCTTGCCGCAGAACACGGCGTCGAAGCCGGTCCCGTTCGCTGACGTCGCCGGCATCGGCACGCTGATATAGGACGCTCCCGTTCCGTTCGTCGTAATCGTTATCGCGATCTGAAACTCGACTTGCTTCCGCCGCCGCCGCCAGCGCAGCTCGCTCGTCGCCGCCGTCAGCGCGCCGACACCGGCGACCGGCGTTGGTGTCGATTGCCGCCAATGATCGCCGAAGATGATCGCGCCGGTCCCTTCGACCGGATCAGGCGTCCCGTTCGAGACGTCGTTGTAACGGATGTCGATGCCTTGCGAGGCGACCGTGTAGCTCTCCGTGCCGCGAGCGATGAGCGGCACGGTGCCTGAATACTTGTAGATGATTTCGTGGCGAACCGATTGCGGCTCGGTCGCGCCGCCGCGGCACTCCCAGCCGTACGCCGCGCTGCCGCCGCTGGCGCGGCTGCAGCGCACGTCGAGCCAGTGATTGTTGTCGGCGTTTTCCTCGATGATGCCGATTTCGTCGCGATGCAGGATGTCGATTTCGAGGAAGATGTTCTTCGACGTGTTCGCGCCGGTGTCGCCGGTGAGACGCAGCGCCGGCGCCGCATTGAGCGCCTGGCGGCCGGAGAAGCGCAGCAGACCGCGTTGCGTGTCCCGCGCTTCGCCAAGCGAAGCCACCACGCCGAGAAGCAGTCCGCTGCTCGTCGCTTCGTGCACCGAAACCTCGGCGCGCCAGTTGAAGCAGCTGAGCAGCGCAACGCCGACGGCGGCCACGCTGTTGGCGTTGACCGTGAAGCCGATGAGTTCAATTCCGTCCAAACGCTGATTGCCGGCGCCCGAGGTCGGCGCGACCGTCAGCGCCGTGTACCCCGCGGTCCCGGCGCAGAGTATGATCGAGCCCTGGGCGGAGCCGACGTCGTGGCTGGATGAACGGCCGGCGCCATAAATGCGCACGCCCGGCACGTTGATCTGTGGCAGCGCCCCGGTGATGCGATAGGATTTATAGCCGAGGAAACCGACCCGGCGCGACGACGCCATGACGGCGTTCAGCCAATTGGTCAGCGCAGTCGTGTCGTCCGCGACGCCGTTGCCGACGGCCCCGAACATCTCCGGCGTCATGCCGAAGGCGTTCTTGATCGCCGTCATCACATAGGCGGAGGTCGCGATACTGGTGTCGTTGTCGTGCTCGCCCGGCGTAGGCGCGGTCGGCGAACCCGTCAGCGCCGGCGAGGCGAGCGGCGCCTTCGCCGCCAGCGCCGCGGTCACGGTCGCGGCGAAATTAGCGTCGTCGCCGAGTGCGGCGGCGAGCTCGTCGAGCGTGTTCAGCGCGCCTGGCGCCGCCGCGATCAGCGCGTCGATCGCGGCCGTCACGAAAGCGGTGTTGGCGAGCTGCGTCGTGTTCGTCCCCGGCGCCGGCGTCGGCGCGGTCGGTGTGCCGGTCAGCGCCGGCGAAGCCAGCGGCGCCTTCCCAGCCAGCCCGCCGTCGACATACGCCTTCACCGCCGCCTGCGATGCGACGCGCTCATTGCTATTGGCGGCGAGCGTCGTGTCGCTGTCGAGCTGCAGGCCGCCCTTCAAGAGCTTGCCGGTCGCGCCGTCGAACTGGGCGATGTGCCCGTCGGTCGCGCTTGCGGGCCCGACCACGGCGCCGTCGATATTGGTCTGGATGATATTCCAGTTCGCGCCGACGGTCGCGTGATCGCCGGCGGCCGAGCCGTCGACGTGGCAGAGCGCAATGTCGCCGACTTGCACGCTGGGCCCGGCGGCGCCGCCGATCTTGCCGGCGACAGAGATGCGGTAGGTGTGGCCGGCGCTGGCGGCCGGATAGTTCGGATTGGCCGACGCGTCGATCGCGCCCTTGTAAACGGCCGCGTCATTCGCCGCGAGCAGGCCGTCGATGTAGGCCTTGACCGCCGCCTGCGAGGGGACCAGCGCGTTGCTGTTGGCGCCGAGCGCAGCATCCGTGTCGATCGCGCTCGCCGCCAGCTTTGCGTCGAGCGCCGTCTTCACCGCCTTTTGCGACGGCACCTTCGCGTCGCTGTTGGCCGCGAACGTCGCATCGGTGTCGATCGTGCTCGCGCCAAGCGGATCGCTCCAGCCCCAGGCGCTGTCCTTCCACTCGTAGCGCCGCTGCGTATCGGTGACGAACGCTGTCCAGCCGTCGTCGGGCAGCACTTCGCTCCAGCCGCGGCCGGTCTCGTAGAGGGCGAGGGCGCCGATCGCGAACGCGCCCCACTGCGCGCCGCTGCGGCCGCTTGGCAGGATGTAGATCGCGCCGTCCGCCGGCGATGACGGCTGCACCGTCGTCGTGATCGAAACGGCTTTGATCTGCGCGAACTTCTCGACCAGCGCGAACACACGGCGCACATCGGCTTTCGAGACTTTCTTCTTGCCGGAGCCCGGCACGCCGTCAGTGACGTAATCGCGGAACGCCAACGCGCCCGCGCTCTTCACGATCCCCGCCATGTCGAAAGCTTCCCTTTAGTCTTCAGCCGCGCCGATGACGCCGCCGATGATTTCGCCGGGCCCGGTCACGGGCGCTGCATTGCCGTTGGCGTTGATGCCGGCGCCGCCGGGCGCGCCGCCGGCCCCGCCGTTCCACTTGTTCTTGGCGCCGACGAGCGCGTTCTCGCCCGCTTGGCCCGCCGCGCCGTAGGCGCCGCCGTCCCCGCCCTTGCCAGCCTGCGCGAAATCCGAGTTCTTGACCCGCGCGCCGCCAGCCCCAGGCGCCAGCTGCGTGCCTGCCGCGCCGGCATTGCCGTCGGCCCCGTTGATGTCGGCGCCAGCGCCCGGCGGTCCGTTCGGCTGGCCGCCGCCGCCGCCGCTTCCGCCGGCGTTGAGATCGGAAAACGAAAACCGTCCGCGCGCGCAGCCGCCTGCGCCGCCGCCGCCGCCGCCGCCCCAGATGTCGCCTTCGTTGTCGACCGAGAGCGGCGCGCGCAGATAGATGGCGTCGCCGCCTTGCCCGCCTGGCGCGCCGTGATTGTACGGCACGCCGTCGCCGCCTTTGCCGGCGCCGCCGATGACGCGCCCGCCGGCCTCGACGACGAGCGAGAGATCGATCGCGTACTCTGCCGTCGGCCAAGGGCCCGTGTCGATCGCAACGCCGCCGTTCGGCGCGCCAGGTGCGCCCATGACGGTGACGCCGTCCGGCACGACGAAAGTCACGTGCGCATCGGAGAACCCGGTATAGCCCGCCGCGTTGGCGAGCTCGCGCAAATTGACGCCGGCCGAAGTCGACGTGAGCTCGATCGTCGCCGAAAAGCCTGACGGCGGAGTTTCCGGCTCGCTCGGCGCCGCGGCCTTGTTCTTGGCGATCTCGTAGGTGCGGTCGAACGCGACGCCATTGCGCACCGCGCGCAGCACCGCCTGGCCGCTGTCGAGCGTCAGCCCCGCGATCGCGTATACGCCTTCCGCGTCGATCGAGATCGAAAGGCCAGGCGTTGCGCTCACCACCGTAAACGACGCCGAAGCGACGCCGTCGTCATCGACGATCTCGTCGAGCACGACGTCGCCGATCTGAATCTTGAACACCCCGCCCGCGGCGCTGTAATCGCCGCCGGCGCCGTCAGAGTCGGTCGCGACCACGGCTGACGGCCTGGTCAGAAAGCCGCTGAACGGCAGCGCCGCCGCCTGGCTCACCACTTCGATGATGTCGCTTTCGGTGCGCCGGCCGCGGACGTCGATCGCAACCAGCTTCAGCAGATAGCCCAAACCCAATTGGCCGGCGCCGAATGCGGCCAGCCGCGCATCCCCCGGCAGCACCCGCACGAGTTCGAACACGCCGTCGTCGTCGTCCCGGCGTTGATAGAGTTCGAGTTTGTTGACGCGCCAGGCGTCCTTCGCCGGGAAGGTATAGTCGACGAAGATGCCGCTCGAATTGGCGAGCTTGTTGACGATCTGCGGCTTCGGCGGCGGCGGGAACGCTTCTCCGGACACGGCCGACTGGAAGCCGCCGAGATCCTGAATGTTCAGCGTGTCGTCGTCGTACGTGGTGTCGTCGTCGAACTCGGTGAGGCCTTCGAGGTCGCCGTCGAACAGACCCGGATCGTAGGGCAGGGCGCGGATCTCGGCCTCGAGCTCCGGCGCGCGCTGGATGTCCGTCACGGTCGCGTCGAGCGTCTCGATGCCCGCATCGCCGAAGACGACGAGATCGCCAACCTTCGGCGCATTGGCGACGGGCTGCGGCGTCGCCAGAGTCACCACCTTGCCGCGGCCGTTTTCCATGTTCGTCAGCGGCAACACCGTGCGTGTCATCTCGCCGCCGGCCACCTGCCGCCAAGCGAGGCCGTACGTGTCGCCCGCGCTCTGCGTCACGAATTCGTCGAGCGTCAGCGCGAGCACGTTCTCTGCGGCGCCGTCGAGCGTCAGGCTCTTCACCCGCGCCGATTGGCGCCCGACCGCGATGACGAAATGGGCGATGGCTACGCGGTCGCCCCTGCCGCAGGCGAGGTTTTCCCAATCGCAACGCCAGGAATAGTCTTCGACCCGGATCAACGCTTCGGCGATGTATCTCAGCGCCGCTTCGCGCACTTCGTTCGGATAGATTTTGCCGCCGGTCTTCAGCGCGACGATGCGCCCAGGATCGGCGGTGTTTTCGTCATAGCCCGGAAAGAACACCAGCATCTCGTCGGGCTGGTAATCTTTTTCGGCGTTGTTGAACTGGCAGCGCACCGCATGCGTCGGCAGCGCGTAACGGCGCTGGCTGCGAAAGCCCCAGGCGTTGCGCGCCGTGAACACCTGCCGCGGCGCCGGCTTCACGTCGTCGATGACGACCGAGAGCTTGCCGTTACGTGTGATCGGGCTGGCGCGGCCGCATTGCGCCACCTGGCGCATGATCTCGTCTTGTCCCGCGCCAGCGCGCAATTCCATGTCGCAGCGCCAGCCGCGTTCGTGGCAGAGCTCGGCCCAGGCGCCGAGCGCGGCGTCGTCGACCTCGGTTGCAGGATCGCGCGGGTTCGGCGCGCCAGGCCCGCACGCGATCCAGCGGAAAAGTTCGGACGGGTTCGAGGTTTCGGCTTCGGACCCGTACGCTTCCGCGACCGAATCCCAGCGCGGCGCGATCCGCTGCGCCACGCCGTTGATGAGATCGACGACGCCGTCGAGCTGATCGCTGGCTTCGATCTCGATCGCAGTGACGGCCAGATTATTGTCCGTCACCGGCGCGGCGAAGGTGAAGCTCCTCAGCATCGACCACTGGAACGCGTTCTTGCCCTTCGGCCCCGGATCGTCGGCGAGCGTGCGCTTGACCGCGACGTCGTAGCGCCCGCGCGCGACCGCTTTCTCGAAATTCATCCGGAACGGCTTTTGCTTCTTGACGCCGTCGATATCGTAGAAATGACCCTCGTCGGCGGCTTCGCCGCTGACGAAATCGAGCCATTGCGTTGTGCCGGTCTCGCGATAGCGAATTCGGAACTCGATCCCCCAGGTCTTCAGCGAGCCGTCGCTCGAATAGAAGATGAGGCCCTCGGGGAACGCGAACTCGACCTGCAGCAAGTCGCACTGATCGCTCGATGTGGTGCGCTCGACCCAGCCGTCTTCGGAAGAGATGAGGCCCGGCCCCTCGTCTTCGTCCGGCGAACTCGAGAAGATGGTCGGCCACGGGTCGGCCGGCGTCAGCTTGTGCTGCACAGTGACGCCGGCGAACTTCTCGATCGGCGTGTCGCCGATTTTGAGGTCGCTGACGCTCACGGGCGCGAGGCCCCAGCACAGCAGCATCCGCAGCACGACCTTTTCGTCCTGGCCTTGCGTGTAGTGCTTGGCTGCGTGCGGCGGAAAAACCCGGAACCGCCCCAGCACGGCCGGCACCTTGCGCCAGCGGGCGATTTCGTTGCGCGAGGCTTCGATGTCGGCGATCTGCTCGAAGCCGGGGATTTGCGGGCCGCCGCCGATGAAGGCCTGCGTCAGCATCGAAATGCCGGCGCTGATGGCGATATTGATCGCCAGATTGACGAGGAATTCGGTGACGCCTGGGATGTATCCAGGCCGCGCCCGGAGCGCGACGATGCGGCCTTCGCGCGGGCGCACCTTGCTCCAGATCGATCGATCGAAGCGGGCGTCGTCGATGAAGATTTCGAGATGCGGCAGCCAAGCGGCGTCGAGCTCACCGCGCTCGATCAGCGCGTCGACGATCTCCTGCAGCGTCGCCCCGGGCGGATGGACGAACGCGCGCGGCGCCTCGAACGGCAGCGCGAGGCTGCCCTCCGCCTGCTTTTCGGCGGACCGCGCCGCCGCGCTGACGCCCTGGCGTTTAGCGGCTTGGCGCGACACAGGCGAACACTTTGAGCCCGGCGGCGTGCGTGACGCCGCGCCGGCCTTCGATCGGGTCGATACGGAGCCCAGCTTGGGCGCTGGCATGCAGCATCCGTCCGGCGCCGCAGAGCACGCCGACATGATGCGCGCGCCCGCCGCTGCCCAGCACCAGCACGTCGCCGACGCCGCCAGCAGCGACATTGCGCCACGCGTCCGATTCTGCGCGGAAGAGGGCGTCGACCTCGCGCGTCAGCCGGATGTCGAGTTCGCGATAGAGCTCTTCGTAACCGCGCGCCCGCCGGCCGATCAGCTGCTGCACCCAATAGGCCAGGCCATAGCAATCGAAGGCGAGCGGACCGCGGCCGCCGTCCTGAAACCAGCCCCGCAGTTGCAGCGGCGGCGCCCAGGTCGCGAGCGGCGCAGCGGCGTTCGGCGTAAGGTCGACGCCGGCGCCCGGGGCGAACACAACGGACATTAGTACAGCCCCGGAGTCGAACCCGGCGTAAACGCCTGCAACGGCCAGATCTCTTCGCCGTCGTCGCGCTCGGCGATGTCGCATTCGATGCTGTCGGCCGCCGGACGCGACGCAACGATCTGCAGTCCAGGCCAGGTCTGCTCGACCGTATCGGGCGTCGCCGCCAGCACCACTTCGATCAGCACGCTCGGCCGGCCAGCGGTGATGCTGCGAAATGCGCCCACCGCGTCCGGCTCGATATTGTCGACCACGAGCTTCGCCGCGCTCGGCCGGCCGTCGGCGCTCTCGCCCGGAGGAACCGGCGTCATCGGCCGGGCCGCGAAAATGAAGCCGCGGCTGACGATGTCGGCGCCGCCCGTGCACCAGCGCAGCGGCCCGCCGAAATCTGCGTGCGTGACGGTGACGAGCGCCACCGGCTGCTCGTCGGTGTTGGCGGCTGCGACCGCATCGATGAAGCGCGCGCTCGGCATCAGGAGAAAATTTCCAGCCTGAGCTGCACGAAGCGGAAGAGGCCTTTTTCGCTGAACACCGGCGGGCTGTCGTACTCGGCTTCGACGGCGCCCCAGACCGGATGCGGGAAAGCGAATCGGAGCGCCTTGTTGCCGTCCCAGTGCGCGCGCACCAGCGCCGCTTCGGAATCGGTCAGCTTCAGCGTGAACGCTTCCACCGCGCCGATCGCGCTCGAGGCGACGCGCTTCTTCGTCGTGCCGTCGTCCATTGTCGAGCGACGCACGCCATCGGGCGCGGGACCCTGCCAGCCCTCGCGCAGCGGCTTGCGCACGTCCGGCCACGGATCGCCCATCAGCGCGGAATCCGCCGCCGCTGCGCGCCGAAACGCGCGTTCATCTCGCTGTCGAGCGCCCCGCCCGCCAGCTTCTCGCCGAACTTGCGCGTCAGCACGACGTCGAGCACGCGCTCGCCGTCGGCGCCAACGCCTTCGCGCGCTTCGACAGCGACGTCCGGCCCGTACTGGTTGATGACGTTGACCGTCATCCCGCCGGCCGCGGCGGCAATTGGCGCCGGCGCTTGCGTCAGGCGCGAGAGCCGCGCCAGCACGGCGAGCCCATCGACCGCCGCCGGCGGCGCCACCTGGCCCCAGCCGCCGACGATCGACAGTTCCGGCCGCATTTCGGCGAAGCGGTGGCTGAAGCCAGGGATCATCGAGCCGCCGCCGGCGAGGCCGCCGCCCTTAGGACCGAAACCGCCGTGCCCCACCGGCGATGGATTGCCTGCGCTGAAGATGGAAAACAGACCACTGACGAAATCGCTTCCGCCTTTGCCGCTGGCGGCCGCCGCCGCCTGTTGCAGCGCCGCCGCTGCGGCCTGCGCGCTCTTGGTCATGACGCCGAGCGATACGCTGGCGGCGCCGGTCGCCGCGGTGTGGCGCAGCGTCTCGGCCGTGCCGATCGCATTCTTCGCCGCCGCCTCGAGCGCGCCGCCGGCGAGCTCCTCGGCCAACACGCCGCCCGCTTTCGCAGCGGCGTCTTCCAGCGGATTGAAGATCTCGCGCAAGCCGTCGAACAGACCGTCGAGCGTGGCGCCATCGTCGCCGGTCAGTCCGCCGGCGACGCGGTCGCCGACGCGCGAGAAGAAGCCGCCGATCCCGCCTTCCTGGAACACGCCGCCCGCCAGGATTTCTCGGATCGCTGCGTCGGCGACGAGATCCTTCAGCAGCATGCCCAGGTCGCCGAAGTCGCGAATGTGCCCCGCCATTACGCCGGCAAGCGCCTGACCGGCGAAGCTGGCCTCGAACTGCGCCGCGGCGAGCTCTCGGTACTCGTCGCGAAGACGCGCGACGCCGCGGGCGATCGCCTCCGGCGACATGCCGCTCGACCGCAGCTCGAACTGCTCGCGGTCGAGCCGCTCGCGCTCGGTTTCGAACGTGCGCAGGAAGTCCGCTTCCTGCGCCTTCGCCGCGGCGAGCTCTTGCGCGCGCGCGTTCTCGCGCGTCGCCTGTGCGGCGTCGAAGTTCGCTTGCGTGAGCGCGCGCAGCCGCGCGAGATCGGCGTCGGAGATGTCGACGCCGGCGGTGCGGGCGGCGTTGATCGCTTCGAGCTGCTGACGCAGCGCCAGGCGCGCTTCGGCTTCTTCGCGCGAAGCCTTCGGAAACTCGGCCTGCGCCGCCGCCAGCGCCTCACGGGCGGCCAGCTCTTCGCGCAGCTGCGCGATGAATTGGGTGTGGCGGGCGAGCTCGGCGTCGGCAGCGCCCGGCGATGCTGGCGGGTTGGTCGGCGCGATCGACAGCGACGGCGCCGCGGCGGCCGGCCTGCCGTTGATCTCGCGAATGAGGTCGCCCGCCTGACGCTCGAGTTCGGCGTATCGCTGACGCGCCAGCACCAGGCCTTCGTTGCCGAGCGCCGAGCGCGGCGCAGCGCTCGACGGCAGCACGCCCTCGCCAAAGAGCGTGAAGAGTTCGGCCTGCTCGGCCGACGCGCGGGCGAGCTGGCGCCGCAGCGAACCGGCGGCGCGGTCCTCGATCCGGTCGAATTGTTCGAGGAAGTCGACCAGGTTGCGCGTCGCGCCGGCGATCGTCTCAGCGAGCGAAATGAAGTGTGGCGCAAGGTCGACCAGCGCCGACTTGAACTGCACGTCGATGACGGCCGCCGCCTGGCTCCACTGGCCGTTGAACTCGGCGGCGCGCGCGATCAGCTCACGGTCGAGCACGTAGCCCATGTCGCGCGCCGCCTGCGCGGCGCGGTCGAACGCGCCTTCGCCTTGCTGCAGCAGCGGCAGCAGCGTATCGAGCCCGAGCTCCTTGGCGATTCGTGTCTGCTGCGCTTCGTCGCGCAAACCGGCGATGCGCTCGGCGATGCGCGGCAGCGCCTCTTCGACCGACGTCATGGCGAGGATCGTCGCGTCATCGAAGCCGAGCTGCTGCAAGGCGACGAAGCCGCCGCCGCCGCGGGTCAGCGTCGCTTCGCCGAGTTTCTCCGCGAATTGGCTGTAAGCTTGGTCGGCCTGTTCGGCCGCGCCGCCGACGCCGAGCACGGCGAAGCGCAATTCCTGCAGCGCATCGGTCGAGACGCCAACACGCTGCGCTGCGACCTGAATGGCGCCGAGATCGCGCACCGCATTGCGCGTTGCGCCCTGCAGCGCGACGAAGCCGGCGGTGAGGGCGCCGACTCCGGCGGCTGCGGCGAGCCCGATCGGCCCGAGCGAACGCAGCACCGTGCCGACCGAACCGGCCTGACCGGCGAAGCCTTCCATCTTCTCGCGCGCGACGCCGGCCGTGGCGTCGATCGCGCGCAACGAGGTCGACATAGAGCCGGCGCCCTTCTTGACGCGCTCGCTCATTTTCTCGCCGGCTTCGCCCATCTTGGCGAACTCGCGCGTGACCTGGCTGCCGTCCGCCTCATAGCGGGCGATTTTGACAATCCTCGCCATCAGCGCTCGCCTTCGCCTTGTTCGCGCCGGCGCTCGGCGTCAGCCGCCAGCGCGCCGGCTTCGATCGCGCCGAGGAAGTCGACGACGCGCGTGCGCGCCTCGCCGGCGAGGCCAAGCGCGTCCATGCGCTCGCCCGCCGCCGCCCAATTGAGGCCGACCAGGACGCCCATCAGCCCGGCGAACTCCCAGCATCCGGCGCTTGCGGCGATGTCCCAGGCGAGTTCGCCTTCTCCGGTGCGGGCGGCGTGTTCGACGAAGGGGCAGCGTCCGTCTTCGCCTTTGCGCCGTCCGCCTGTGGCGCAGGGCTCTCGGGCGGCTCTGCAGCCGTCGCACCAATCGCCGCCTCCGGCCCAGACCCATTCGGTCCGGGCCCTGAGACGTTTTTTTCCGCATCCCACAATTGCTCGACGCGCCACGCGGCGAGTCGGAACGCGCTCTCGACGCCGCTGTCGTTGAACAAGAGCTCGAACGTCTCGAACGACGGATCGAGCGGGACGCCATCTTCGTCGACGACGCCGGTCAGCGCCGTCGCCGCCGCGGCCGCGAGCAGCACCGCCTGCATCCAGCCGTACGCCGCCGCCTGCGCGGCCTGCGACGTGCGGATCTCCTCGCGCCGCGGCTCGAGCGAAAGCCAATTGTGCTTGGTCTCGTCGCCGGCGATCAAAGCGTTGAGCTCGGCGCGCGCTTCGGCCATCGCGAACTTGTGCTCGAACGCGTCGAGCACGCGGCAGGTCAACACCGCCCCGTGCCCGAGTTCGAACGTGACGGGCGCCTTGGCCTGGGCGCCCGCCTTCTTCACTTTCAACGTCATCGTTTGGACCCCTAATTTTTCGTTCGACCGTTAGCCGTTCATCACGGCGGCGGCGGCGGCGGCGGCGGGGGCGGGGGATAGCCCGACACGTCGTTCACCAAGGTCACCGTCATCGCCGGATCGTCGGCCGATTGCTCGGCGACGAAATTGTAGGTCTGGAAGAGCCGCCCGCGGCCGGTCACCGCTTTCGGCGCCACGCCGATCGACACGTTCGTGAGCTCGAAGGTGAGGCTGGCGTGTGAGCCCACGCCGAGCCCGTTGGTCTTGACCCAGCCGAACTGCCACGGCTCTTTGGTTTCGGCCTCGGCGAGATCGTCGAACGTCGCGTCGGCCAGTCGCACGGTGAAGCTGCCGCCGATCGTCGCTTCTCCCGGATCGAGCGCGGCAGGAAATTCGTTGCCGTTGAGCGGATCGTAGCGCTCCAGGCCATTTGCGTAATTGAGGCTGAACGCCGTCGTCGGCGCCGCGACGCCATTGCGCTTCACGAATGGCATCGACGCCGGCACGCGCAGCAGCTCGAACGGATCGGCGATCGTGCCCGACGCCTGGACGCCGGCCTTCGTCACGTCGAGCAGCATCAGATTGAGATCGAAGCCGTCGAAGCCCGCCTTCTTCTCGAGGTTGATCGCCAGCGTGTCGGCGACCAGGCCGCGCGTGCGCTCGTACCAGGTGTCGGTGAATCGCTTCGACTGCGCGAGGTACTTCAGATCTTCCTTGCCGCTTTCCCAGACGTGGGTGTACGGGCCCGAGCCCGTCGTCTCCGGCGCGCCCAACAGCACCGTCAGCCAGAAGCCGAATTCGCGCAGGCACGCGGGCACACGCACCGGGCCGCCCCCCTCGGAAAGCGTCGGCGCCGACGCCTCCGGATCGCGGTTATTATGGCCGCCGCGGCCGAGCAGTTGATCGGTTTCGCGCCCCTTCGACTTGCCGTCGCTGCGCGTATACGCCGACAGCGGATACCAGATCCCGGTCGAGGGGAAGTCGCTGTCGAACGCCGCCAGGAATTGGAAGACGGACGTAACGCCGCTGCCGCGAATGCTCATCGTACTGTGCTCCGTTGTTAGCCGAGCGCGTCCGGCGCCGTGTAGGTGAGGGTCAAAGTTGCCGCATAGGCGACGTAGCGCGCCTCGGCGCTTGGATCGGGCGCGCCGATTTCGGCGTGATCGACCAGGCCGCCAAGCGTGGGGTCCGCGGCGATCGCCGCGGCCGCCGCCGCCAGCGCCGCGGCGCGTCGCGCACGCCGTTCGGAATCGCTGCCGCCGACAACGAGGATTTCGAGCGCCGCCGCGTGCTCGAACTCGAACGGCCTGGCCGCGCCCATGCAATAGCCGGTTTCGCTGCCGACGCCCTCGCTCAAAGCCACGAGGAGGCCGACGCCGTCTTCGTCTTCGTCCGGCTGCTGCGGGCCGATCGGGTCGCGCAGCACTTGCGCAAGCTCGAGCGCCTGGCCGATGATTTGCGCCGCTTCGTCGAGCGCCGATTCCGCCACCGTCATCGCGCTGCGCCGCCGCTCGCGCGCGCGACGACTTGGTCGCGGCCAGCGAGGAAGAGCTGCATCGTCCGCTCGGCGACGCGCGCCTCGAAGCCCTCGGCCGCGCGCGCGATCGCGTTTGACATGTCGTGCTTCTTCGGGATCGTCACGCTCTTGCGCAAAATGAAAAGCGGTTTGAAGCGCATCTTGCCGGCGCGGCTCGCTGACCAAGCCCCGTAAGCTGGCGTGCCGTCGCGCAAGGTGTGCCAATGCAGCTCACCGTACTTTTGCCGCATCGCCGCGATCACGCGCGAGAGCCGGCCGGCTTGAGTCGCGAAATGCGGCTGCTTGAACTTCGCCGCCTCGAAAATCGGAATCATCAGCCCGCCGCCTTTGGCGTGGATCGTGATGCCGGTCTCCAAATGGTCGAGCGGCATCGAGGCGTTGGTGCCGATCAGATAAGCGGGCTTGCGGGCCATCGCCCGCGCATCCTTCGGGAAGATGTTGCCGCGCACGGCGGTCGCGAGACGCGCCGCGCCGCGGATCTTCGCCTTGCGCACCGCATCGCGGCCAACATTCTTCAGCTTGTCGCCTTCTTCCTTCAGCGCCTTGTGCTGGCTCTCCGCAAAGAGCCGCCGCTCGCCGTCGGCGATCTTCGCCCACGCGCCGAAGGTCTCGACGCCCAGGCGAAAGCCCGATCCGTCGCCGAAGCGGGTGACGGTCACGACCCGGCTCCAATTTGGGCGGCGCCCACGATGCAGCCGAGCGCGAACATCGCCACGCACAGGGCGCAGATGCCCCATTCCCAGGCGTTCGGCCACTCGAAGCGCGGCTTCACGACGCCGCCTCGACCTTGATCGTGTAGCGCAAGCCGTCGTCGTCCTCGATCGTTGGCGTCTCGAGGACGCGCAGCGTCTCGGCGACGGTGACGCCGTCGGCGGCGAACAGCTCAAACAGATCGTTCTTCTTCGGCCTCGCCGGCAGCGTGCTCGTGCGCACGCGCAGCACGAGATCGGCTTCGACCGCCTGCGCCTCGCCGAGCCCGAACGCCGGCGCCGGCGCGTGCTTCTCGACCGCGCAGGGGTGCGCGCCGCCGGCGGCCGGCCGGAAGCTGGCGCGCACGCCGAACGCATCGTCGCACGCGGCGTGCATCCGCTCGAGCTCGGCTTCGAACGTCATTCCGCGGACTCTTAAACGCGCTCGATCACGCCGGCGGTGACCAGCGCCTCGATTTCGGCTTCAGGCAGGAAGAGCGTGCCGCCTGGACCGATATCCTTGCCCTCGGCGCCGCGCACCACGCCCAGCTTCACGCGCACTTCGCGTACGGCGCCGGTCTGCACGACAGCCTGGCCGTGCGCGGCGGCCAGGCGTTCGACTTCCGCTTGCGCCCGCTTCGTCTTTTCGGCTTCGGCGACGAGCTTGACCTCCGAAGCCTCCGCAGCGAGCACTGCCTGAACGCGCGCCGCCTCTGCCAGATCACGGGCGGCGATCGCTTCCCCGAGTTGCGTCGCCTTGACGTCGGCCTCGGCGCGCGCCGCCGCGGCGTCCGCCTTGGCGGCGTCCCGTTCGGTCTTCAACGCGTCACGCTCCTCTTTCGAAACCTTGCCGGCGTTCGTCAGCGCGTCCTCGGTCGCCTTCGCGATCGCCGCGCTTGCCGCCGCGCGTTCCTCGGCGCGGGCCGCTTCGACCGCGGCCGTCATGGCGGCGGCGTCGGCGGCGGCGCGGGCGTCGGCTTGCGCGACCAGGGCGGCTCGCTCGGCCGCGAATGCTTCAGCGGTGCGCTGGTCTTCTTCTTCCTCGGTCACGAGCGCAGCTTGCGCGGCCAAGAGCTCGCGCTGCAGGCGCGCGGCTTCGGCCTCGGCAGCTTGGCGGCGCGCGATCTCGGCCGCGTGCTCTTCAGCGCTTACGCCGGGCGCGGGCGCAGCTTCAGCCGCCGGCGATTGTTCGGTCGAGCCGTTCATGTCGGCGGCCGTGGGGCCAGAGCCAGGCGCATTGGGATCCGCGCCCGCTGCAGGCGGCGTTTCCGTTTGCGCCGCCGGACCCGTCGTCACGCCCTCGCCGGCGGCGGTTTCGGCGGCCGGGTCCGTTTGCGGCGCGGCCGGTTGCGTCTGATCCGCGCCGGCCGGGGCTTCGTTGTTCGCGAGCGGCAGTTCGCCGCCGATGTTTTCGGTGTTGGACATTGGAGCTGCTCCTCTGAGGGGACTTGCTGGGCGCCGCGCCGATCACGCGAAGCCAAGAAAGGCCCCTCGGCGCGTGACGCGCCGAGGGGTTGAGGGGAGGGAACGATTAGCGGACGCGCGCGCGGAACGTGGCCGCCGGGCGCGACAACACCGGCAGCGGCGCGCCCTGCATCAGCAGCAAGCGGCGGCCGGGATCGAATTCGACCTTCGACTTCGTGAAGCTTTCCGCGACGATGTAGCCCGCCTCCGGGTCCTGGATCGCCCCGAAGCAACGCGTTTGCGCGCCGTCTTCGCCGTTGTTGCCCAGCAATACGCTGTAGTCCGCCAGCACCTTCTGCAGCGCGCCGGCGTCGTCGTGGTAGGTGTTGAAGTACATCCAGATCCGGACCGTCGAATTCCAGATGCCAACGAGCTGGCCGCCGAAGTCCGGCAGCTTGGTGAGATCCAGCGAAGCCGTGGTGCCGCGCAGCGTCGTGTCGACCGCCTTTTCGAACTTTGGGTCGGCGCGGAGCAGACGCAACGCGAGGCGATCGACAACGATATCGGTCACCGGCACGCCCGAGTTTTCGGCGAAGGTCGCCGACCAGTCTTCGATGTTCTCGAACGGCGAAACGTCAGTCTCGCCCCAGCGAGCGGTCGTGGTGAGCGTCACGGTGTGACCCGCCGGCCGGCTGAAGTCCACCGTCTTCGTCGCGTAGCCTTCTCCCGTCACCGTGGTGATGCCGTCGTCAAGCGCGTCGGCCGCCATTAGCTCGAGCCGGCGGTAGTACATGTCCTGCTGATCGAGCAGAGTTGCGTTCAGCAGCGCCGCTTCGCGCTGCGCCGGCGTCATTTGCGGGGCGCCGCCGATCGTTTCGCCGATCGCACGCTTGAAAACGCGCTTCGGGTTCGGAGAGCGCTTGTCCTTCACGTACGCCGGCTTGAAGGTCTTCGCCTCGTAGCCGAGATCCTCGACGAACTTGCCGGGCACGTGCGCCGCGACGAACGGCGTCACGCGCTGCTTGTTGATCTCGATATCGAAGGCGATCTCTTCTTCGTCCGACTCGACCTGGTTGCGGAAGAAGAGATCGAGCAGGAATCGCTGCGGGCGTTGTTGACGGCGGATGACTTCCGCGATCGCAGCGGTGGAATACATATCCATCGTGGTGTTTCCCTGAGTTGGAATGTGTGGCGACAGCCGCGGTCGCGGCGCGGTGCAGGCCGGTTAGTCGGCGAGCGGCTTGTGGATGTGGATGCCCTTCTGCGCGAGGGCGCGGCGATTGGCGGCCGCGGTGTGACCCGTGCCGAACCCGATTTTGTTCTCGTTGAACTCGCCCGTGTAGTACACGAACGCGCTCTTGTCGCCGCCGCTGGCGTCGCAATCCTCGGCCAGGACGGCGACGATGGCCTGCGAGCCGTCGACAGCCGCCGAGAGCGACTTGATGTACTTGCCGCTCGCCGTAATCTGCCCGAGCGCGTCGCCGGCGACCAAATTAGCGCCGGACGCGATGGTCACCATTTCGCCGGACACCGGCTGACCGTTCAGCGCCACCAGAAGCCCGTTGGGGTCCAGCGCCGCATGGTTCGTCACACCAACCATGGTGCAAAGCTCCTATCGATTGAGTTTGGGAGGGACGCTGACGATTACGCGCGCCAGCGACGCGGACCGTCAGCTTTTCGCGGGCGCCTTGCCGATCGCCGCGTCGTAGGCAGCCAGCACGCGATCGGCGATCGCGCTCGCCTCGCCTTGCGCCTTCTTGCCGGCTTCCGTCTCGGCGGCCGCGCCGAGCTTGGGATCGTAGACGCGGCCGGCGAGACCAGAGGCTTTCGGCGCGGCGGCGAGCAGCTTCTTCGCCGTCTTCGCCGTCATGCCGGCGGTAAAGGCGAGCTCCTGCGCAAGCGCCTCGCGGCCCTTGGCCTCGGGGAGGGCGAGAATCGCCTTGGCGCGCGCGAGCGCGGCCTTGGCCTTCGGCTCTTCCTCTTCGCCTTCGGCGGTGGTCTCTTCTTCCTCGCCCTCGGCCTCGACTTCTTCGTCTTCGCCTTCGGCCGTGGTTTCTTCTTCCTCGCCCTCGGCGGCCGCTTCGTCCTCGGCCGGCTCTTCTTCTGCCGCTTCGGTCGTCTCTTCGTCCAGAATGCCCTGGATCGCTTCGAGCTTCTCCGACTCGGTCATCGCCGAACGCTTCATGATCGCCGCGATGCGCGCGTCCTTCGTCTTGCGCATATCTTCAGTCTCCGTTTGCGCGCCGGGTTCAACAGAGGCCGCGGACGTCGGCGCCGGCGCGCGCCGCGATGCGGAAACAGGTGCTATGTTTTTGACGGAGGCGCCGGCCACGTGGGCGCGCAGGGCGCCGAACGCGGCCGCTTCGTGCGCGATTTCGTCGACCAGGCCGAGCGCCTTGCCGGAGCGCGCGGCCTCGGGGTGCTCGGCCATGAAGCACGCCGCTTGCGTCACGATCTGCGCCTCGCGCGACAGCATCGGCCGGCCCGCGGTGACGTCGGCGACGAAGCGCTCGCCGATCGCATCGATCTCCGCCTGCAGGTCCGCGCGGGCGTCCTCGCTAAGCGGCTTGAACCAGGCGCCGTCGGTTTTCTTCGCGCCAAACTGAATCGGCGTCACGACGACGCCGGCCTTGTCGATCGCGCTCGACCAATCCTCGTGCACGATGACCGCGCCGATCGAGCCGACGATGCCGACCGGCGGCGCAAAGATGCGGTCGGCCTGGGCGCCGATCCAATACGCGGCGCTCGCCATGCAATCGGCGAACATGAAGATCGGCTTGCCGTTCGCGTTGCCGCTCTCGCGCATCGCGCGGATATCGGTCGTCAGCGCCTCGAGGCCTCCGGCGACGACGCCGCCCGGCGAATCCATCCGCACGAACACGCCGCGCACGCGCGGCTCGGCCATCGCCTCCTTCAGCGATTGCGCGATCGTGTCGTAGCCCCAGAACATTGCGCCAGAGATCGAGCAGAAGCCGCGATCCAGCAGCGCGCCTTCGATTTCGATGCAGGCGATGCCGTCGATCAGCGACCAGCCATAGCCTTCGGCTTCCGGCTCGCCGGCGTAAGACGGCGCGTAGGCCTTCGGCTGGCGCGGCGCATCTGCGTCGAGCACGATGACGGCGCCGTCGTCATCTTCGCCGGCGCGCTTCTGCAGCAGCTTGGCGATGCCGAGCCGCTTGAAGAACGCGCCGGGCCGGCTCTGCAGTCGATCGTGCTGCAGCGCGCGTTCGTTGACGGCGAGCGCGCGCAGTGCGAGCTCGCGCGCCGCGTCGGGCGTGAGCAGCAGCGGGCGTCCCGCGTGGCGGGCGATGCGGTGCATCGTCATGTGTGTTTCCTTCAGCGCGCGCGGCTTGCCGACGCCGGCGCGGGTTGCGCGGCCGGGACGTCGGTCGCCGGCGTTACGCCATAGATAGCGGGATTGACCGGAGCGAGACCGCGCTCGGCGCGCAGCTCGTTTTCGTAGGCGAGCTGATCGAGATTATCCTCGTAGTCTTCGCCCTCGGCCGCGGCTTCCTTCTCGAGCGTCGTCAAGCCCATCTCGATGCCGATCTGCGCGGCTTGGCGATCCTTGACCGGATCGACGCTGCCGAGCGCCGGGCCGATCCAGGTCGCCGCGCAATAGGCGCCGGGCATTTCCTCGAACGGCGGCGCGCCGGCGGGCTCGGTGAGATAGCCGCGGTCGAACGCTTCCTGCATCACCGCGAAATAGGTTTGGTCCGCGGCGTTCTGGCCGAGCTGTGCCCGGCGCCCGCCGACTGTGCGCCACACTTCGTTCAACGCGGCGCGCGAACTCGAATAGTTCGTGCGGGAGAAATCGCGGCTGATCTGTTCGTAGCTCGTGCCCGTCATCGATGCGACGATCGACAAGAAGGCGGCGCGGAAATCGATAAAGGGCTGCGTCGTGCGCGACGACGTGTTCATCTGCACTTCGTCGCCCGGCGCCAGCACCGGCATGCGAATGCCGTTCAGGAAGAGCGGCGCGATCTCATAAAACGCCGAGCGGAAGCCCCAAGGATCGGTTTCATGGTCACCTGTCGCCAACGCGTCGGCGATCGCTTTCGGATCGTACCCGGTTTTGATGAAGGCGCCGAACAACGCGTTCAGCAGCGTGTTCGCGGCTTCGGCGTCCGTGATTTGCGCCAGCTGCTTGATCGCGGTCAGGATCGGCGCGAAGCGCGTCACACCGCGGTTCTGCGCGGCGCGGTCGTGATCCATGACGTGCAGCACGATCGGGCGGCCGCCGGGATTTTCCCACGGCACGCGCTCCCACTCATACTGCTTCGATGAGAAGCCCGGCTCGATCGCGTGGGCCCTGCGAATGTGCGCGGCGATCGGCGCGCCGTCTTCATCAAGCTCGACGCCGCTGCGCAGCGTGTCGGAATCGGGCTGGCCCATCGGATTGCTGAGGCGATCGGGGTCGATCACTTCGAGGCTCGTGGAATAGCGTGCGCCGAGCTCGAGACGCTTGGCTTCATCACGGAAACCCAGCACCGCGAGGGCTTCACCCTCCGGGCCCGACCATTGCTTCGCCATCAACGTGAGCATTCCGGGGAATGTCTGACGCCGCCGGCGGTCGCAATGCTTCCGCGGGTCCATCGCCCAGGCGTAGAATTCGCGCTGCATCGCACGCGCCAACACACGCGAGGTTTTCTTGTCGATGCCGAGCGCGTGATAGTCGGGCTTTGCCGACAGAACCCAGCGATGGCCGACGATAAGATCGGCCGAATGGATGACGGCCGCCGCGGTCGCACCATCATTGCGCTGCAGATCCCGCGCGCGGGCGACGAGCTCTTCACGCTCGTACTGCAGATCGGCATCGGCGCTCGCGCGGATCGGATGCCAACCGGCCATGGATTGATGCGCGCGACCGGCGCCCTGATACGCGCTCGCGTGCGCCTGGTTGGGCTTCGTCCAGGCCTTGACGCGCACGCGGGGCTTCTCTTCCGCGGGCACGGGCGCGGGCGCATTCACGACGGCGTTCATGCGTTCAACCGAAATACGGCTTGATCGCGCCGCGGCGCGGGCGGCCCGCGAGCTCGGCTTCGGCGCGCGTCAAGGCCTGCTCGAGCTCCTCGATCGTCATCTGCGCATACTCAACCGAGCGACCGCCGGATGCGATCTTTGACACAGCGCGGCCGCTGCGGCGCGCCTGCAAGGCCGCGCGAATGGCGGCGACGTCATCTGCTGTCGTCATTCGCTCGGCTTCCTCTGGTTGGTTTTGTTGTGCGCAGCGAGACGCTGCATCCAGGCCGGCAGCGCGCCGTCGCTGGCTGACGGATTCTTCGCAAGCCTCCCCGCCGGCGGGGGAGGCGGCGCCGGATGCGCCGCCTCCCGTTCACTGCTCACGGGGGCATCTTGCGTCGTGTCGGTCGTTGGCGCGACAGCGCGGACCGCCGGAAAAAGTTGCGCGCCGGCGTCCTGGGAGGGCACCGCCGGCGCGGCGGCAGGCTGCTCCTTCGCTGCATGGCGGGGAATTGCCTGCGCACCTTGTTCGGCCGCTTCACGTGCGGCGTAATCCAACAGCGGCGCATCGCCCGAGGGTGCGGCGCGCGCTGCAAAGAGCTTCGCCCATTCGGTCGGGCCCCAACGCTCCAAGCCCTTATCCCAGGCGAGCGCGTAGCAATAAACGGCGAGATCGAGCTGTTCGTTCGAGCGGCCACTGATTTTTTCCCAGAAGCCGACGGCGCCGGCGCGGCGCGACTTCGGCTCTTTGAACACTTCGGCAGTCAGCTGTTTGAAGTGCTCTTCCGGCGCATCGAACGGGAAATAGAGCCCGTACGGCAAACGCTCGCCGGCCTCGCTCGCCTGCAGCGCGCGAAACGCCATCGCGTAAATCGTCTTCTTGACGCCCCAGCCGCCGACCAGGTGGATCTTCGCCGTGACGTACTTGCCGTTCCGGCCCTTGACGCGGCCAATGCCGCCTTCGCCGAACGGCAGCGCGTCGAACTTCGATGCGCCCTTCAGCGCCTTCAAACCGATCGAGCGTTTGACGAACTCGTAGACCTTCGCCGTCCGGCCCGCGCCGCCCCCTGAGTCAACGCCGAACGCGTCCAGCCCGAGCGGTTGCGTCGCTTCACCAGGCCAGCGGCGCTTAATCATTTCCGCGAGCTCGAGCCACGGCGCGTCAGTCGAGGTGTCGCCCTCGCACACGCCGCAATCGATCCGAGCGCCCGACTTGTCCGGGCCCCACGCGTACACCGCCCATTCGATGCGGTTGTTCTGCACGTCGGCCGCGCCCGTCAGCAGACACGCCCAGGCCGGCACCACGCCCCGCTGCACGTGTTCGCCGCGCGCCTTGTAGAGCGCTTCGAAATCCGGCGCGTCGACCGCCGGGTCCCACGCCAGGCCCAGCTTCTGCTGCCGGAACGTCTTGCGCTGCGCCGGGTCTTTCTGCGCCGCGTCCGCTTCATCGAGCAGGCGCGCCCACGGTTTGAACGGCGAGTAGACCTGGCTCAGATGAAAGCTCGGCTGGCGGCCTTCGGTCGATCGGCCGCGCCAGTGTTCGAGCTCGCTCGCCTCGAAGCACGCCGGCGGCGCCGGATTGCCGAGCGGGTCGGCCTCGCTCTCGTACGTTTTAATCCAAACGCCGGCGGCCAGCATCGGCTTCTTGTGCCGCTCGTCGATCAACACGCCGCACTCGGCACACGCGAACGCCGCGCCTTCGCCGGTGCGCTTCAGCCGGTCGAAATCGAGCGTCTGGAACGCGCCGCACTCGGGGCAGGGGCAATAGAACTGCCGCTGGTCGCCCTTCTCGTAATAGCTCGAAATCCGACAGCCCGGCAGCTCGCCCGGCGTCGACGCGAGCAGGATCTTGCGGTCGGCGTGCGCATCGGTGCGCGTAATCGCCTGCGCCAGCGGATCGCCGCGCTCGCCCGAATCCTCGCCATACTCCGAAATCTCGTCGGCGAAGACCCGCTTGACGCTCTTGGCCTGCAAATCCTTCGACGCGCCAGCGCTGACGATGTGCAGCGGCCCGCCGCGATAGCGTTTCGTCTTCGTCGTCGAGCCAGTGCGCGAGCGTTCGATCAGTTCGAACACCTTGCTCTTCAGCGTTGGCGTCGCCGACACCATCGGCTCGAACTTCGTGGTCGAGAAGAGCTGCGCTTCGCTCAGCGAAGGCTGCACGACCAGGAACGGCGCCGGATCGACGTCGATCGTCTGGCCGATCCAGTTCAAACCGACCTCGGTCTTCACCAGCTGCGAGGCGCATTTGAGCGTGACGGTGTCGGCCGGGTGATCCGGCGACAGACACTCCATCATCTCGACCGCGTACGGCGTCGTCGCGTTCGACCACTTGCCCGGCTGCGGCGAGCCGGCGTCTTCCGAGACGTAGCGGCGCTTTTCGGCCCACTCCGCGACGCTGAGCTCTGGCGTCGGCTCGGCCGCAGCGCCGATCGCGCCATAGAGCCGGGTGCGCGGCGCGAAATAGGCGGCGAGGGCGGGCGAATAGCCGGCCATCGTCAGGCGCCGCGCGCTTCAGCGTCGCCGTCTTCGGCATCAACGTCGGTCTCGCGGACAAAATCGCCGCCGGCCAGGCGCATCATGTCCGCCGCGAAGCGCTGGCGCGCCTTGTTGCAGAGCGTACGCAGGCGGCGCGCCAACATCGCCTCGCGGTCGGGGCTCAAACCGAGGTCGATCGTGAGCTGACCCGCCATGGCGCGCGCTTCGAGATCGAACGCGGCCTGCAGGCCTGCGATGGCGTCAAGAATCGTGCGTTCGACTTCCTCGATCGGCACAAGGTCGCCGGCTTTGCGCGCGAGTTCGAGCTGCAGCGTGTCGCGCTTCAGCTCTTCGATCTCGACTTTCGCGGTTTTGCCGCTAGGCGGCGGCGCGCGCGGCGCCGGCGGTGGCTGAGTGGTGTCGTTTGCGGCGATTTTCTCGACCGCGTCGAGTTTCGCCAGCGCCGCCTGGCGCTTCGTTTCGTCCAAACGTCCGGCCAGCGCCTCGAGCGAGGCGCGCGCGTCGAGATTCTTGGCGTCGATGAACACGAGCAGGCCCTGCTCGCCGTACTTCGTCACCATGGCCGGCGAGATGTCGGCCAATTCCGCGAACGCGACCCGTTTCACACCTCACCCGTCAGCTTCGCCACACTTCGTTCAGGTGGCGGCAGGGTGAAATCGCACTACAGGTAGCGGTCTAACCCCACAAAATTTCACCAGAAATTGCGTCTGCCCCACTGCGCAAGCCCCGCGCCTTCGTCGCGCCGTGTATGCTTTTTGGCCGGGAAGGACCCGCAGCGGGAGGCGTCCGGCCTCCCGCCGCGCGCACTCATTCCTTCGGCAGCTGTTCGCGCGTGAACGTGAGCCGATAGTCGACGCCGACCTCGAACGCATCAGCCGCGGCATCGTTCGTGATCGTCATCTTCACTTCGCCCGCAGGCGTCCACTTCGACCACGTCTTGTTCGGACCCGTTTCGTCATACGTCGGCACGAGCCGCACATCGACGATCTTCTTCGGATCGCTAAGCCCGCCATTGTCGCGCTCGGTCTTCTCAGCGCACTTGAACATCGCGACAACTTACATGTCGTTTCTCCTTTGTGGTTGGCGGCAAACGAAACGGCCCCGCTGTCGCCAGCGAGGCCGTGTCAGACGCGATTCGCGCCCATGCCTATTTCGGTACATCGCGGGGTCCCCCCGCGACAAGCCCCCAATGCATCGCGAGCCGCGTGAGTCCACAAGAAAGAAGCTGCACCACGCCCGCTTCAGCTTTTCGCCGCTCCTGAAACCGCACCAGCGAACGCCGCCGGCCCAGCGTTTCAATGGTCGTTTCGTACACCGCGACTTCCATCACCGCTTCCGCTTCATTCGGCAGCAGCCCTGCGAGCGCCTCATTCAGCGATTGCCACGCATCACTGCCGACCTCCACCCACGGCCGCGGGGCAGCCCCGCCTTGCGCGATAATGCCATCATACGAGCCGGTCACCTTCGGCGGCTTCACGGCCGCCAGGTAGAGCGCGCACACTTTCTCGCCCGCGCGCACCTGATGATCCTCCAACACGCCCGCGCGCCGCAGCCGCTCCAACGGCGCGTTGCCATCAAACTTCACGACATACGCCGGCAGGGCTTCGATGAATTCCTCGCCCGGCGGCACGTCGACTTGCTCGACCCGCCAGCTCGTCTGCAACAGCGCCCGCACCGGCGGCAGCGCCGCGCCCAGGCGCTCGGCTTCGTTCATCGGCTGCGCGATATCCGCCACCGCGCGACGCACCGCCTGTTTCACCTTGCGCTGCTGTTTATTCGGCTTCAGCCCCGCGTCATTCGCCGCCTTGGCCGCGGACTCGACCTCAGCCAAGACATCGGCCGTCTCCACGCCCGCGCCCGCCAGCGCGCCCCTGAGGCGCGCCGTCGCCCGGTCTGGATCGTACGCGACCACTGGTGCTGCAGCTGTTTTTTTCATGCTTGATCCAGTGACGAGAGTGACAAGTGACAAAAGTGACGAATATCGAGAGTTAGCCAGCAAAGCGCGTGCGCACGCGCGCGCGAGTGCGTAGGGGGTCATCGTCACTTTCGTCACTTTCGGTTCGCGCCCTTGGCCGCCAACGCTTTCCGGCAGTGACGATCAGTGACGAAAGGGACGATCCGGCGCGGAAAACAGAACGGCGCGCGAACAGGCGCGCAGGACGAATTGTCACTTCGTCACTGATCGTCACTGTAAGGGCGGCGCACGCGCTCATGCTTCACCTCCGGCGACCAGCACGGCCTCACGCCACTCGACCGAAATGAAGCCCGCGCCACGTCCCGCCAACTCCGCATTCCACGTCCGCGCCGCGATCTGCCCGGCCTCCTCGGCGCTCTCGCGGCAAGGAAATTCGAGCGCATCCAACCATTCATACCCGCTCGGCGCGGGCAGCCCGTTGACGATGACGGCTACGCCGCGATTGAGCGGATACGAGACGCGGAAGAGATTGCGCCAGCGTTTGCCGCACCCCGTTTCGTTCGCGCTTTCCGGACGTTCGCCTATGACGACCGCGCCGATCATTCGCCGCCCCCGTCCTTCGCCGCCGCGTAATCAGCGCCCGCCGCTTCCTTGTCCTTCTTCTTCTGCTGGCCGGTGCGCACCATCAGCTGCCATTCCGGCAAGAGCTCGAGGCCCGTGCGATAGACGAAGCCGTCGCTCTTCTCGCGGCCGAAGCCGCGGTCGGTGAGGCGGCGGCCGACCATGTTCGACGACAGCGGCTCCTTCATGCCTTCGTCGCGCGACCAGAGCTTGAAGCCGTCATAGAGCTCGCCGAACTCGGTGCGCGCGCCTTCGGCCTTGGTGCAGCACTCGGCGATGAAGCGCCCGATCACGTCGCTGTCGGTGCGATAGGCGAGCGTCTCTTCCTGCACCTCGTCAGGGGGGCTAAGGCCGCCGCGCTCGAAATAATCGGCGAGCCCGTCAAGCAGCCAGTTCAAAATCCCCGGCGCCTCGCGTTCCAGCGCCGCTTCGAGCGCCGGGCCTTTTTCGCGCTGCTCTTCGGCCGGGATCTGCACTTTCCACGGCACCAAGAGAATGCGGCGCCAGATCCCGTCATCGCCGCCGCGGATCGAGGGCCGGTTATTGCACGAGAGCACGATCTTGAAATTCGGGCTGAACTCGATCGGCGCTTCCTGCAGCTTGCGCGCCACGATCGGCTCGCCGCCCGTCATCGACTTGACGCCGCCTTCGGAAAGCCGCGCGCCCGGTTCCGGTTCGGACACGCGCACCAGGCGCGGCTTTTCGGCGAGGCGGGCGATATCGGGCGAAGGGCCGCTTCCGGATTGGCGATCGTTGTAGAGCAGCGACTGCACCGCCGCCGTCATCGCGTAATCGCCCAGGACGCGCGACACCGCGTTGAGCAACGTCGACTTGCCGTTCGCGCCGCCGCCGTGAAACACGATCATGGCCTGGTCGCGCACGCTATCGATCAGACAGACGCCCAAGCAGCGGCGCACGAAATGCTGCAGGGATCGGTCGAGGCCGTCCGCCGTGGAAACGCAGCGCACGTCGCTCGCATCGCTCGCCGGCGACGGCGGCAGCACGCGATCGAGAAACGCGCGAAATTCCGGCGCTTCGGCGTCGGGCTCGTAGGCGACGCCGGCCATGTGCGTGATGTAGTCTTCGCGCGCGTGTTTTCGAAGCGTCACCTCTTCCGGCGAGAGCTCGAGCGTGCCGTTCGTGACATTGAACAGCCGCGGCCGTGCATTCCACTCCTCGTGCGTCACCATGAGGTGCGGCCAGGCCTGCGCCAGCATCGCGTTCAGGCGCGACGAGTTCGCCGAAGCCGTCGCCCACTTCATGTGCGATTCGGCGCGCGCCAGAAGCGACTTGCGCCGATCCGGTTCGACGCCCTCGGCTTCGGCGCGGATGGCGTCGGCTTCCTTGCGGATCGCCCGCGCCGTTTCCTGCGCGCGCCGCAGCGCGTGCGCCTGGTCGTCATCGATGCGCCAGCGCTGGCCGTCGAACACCAGGACGCCGAGGCCCGGCGTGCGGCGCAAATCCGCCCCGTGCCGCGCGCGCAGCCGCTCGGCGTTGCCGATATCGTCGCGGCCATAATCGGCCAGCGCCCGATCGTCGACCGCCGGGCCGCCGCCGCTGACGAGCGTGAGGGCAGGGCGCGCCGTCAACCGGCGCGCTCCGCTTTTGCCAATAGCAACCGGATCGCGATGGCGGCGATGTTGAGGTGACCCTCGGCGATCGCGCGGATCGCTTGCGCCACGTCCGGCGCGAAGCCGGCGCACGCGCGCGCCAAAAGTCGGGCAAACGGGTCGTGACCGTCATCCTTCAAGCCATCATCGATGACGACTGTCGCCGCGGCGCTGTCGAGCGCCCGCTCGACGTACCAGAGCGCTTTCTGCAAATCCTCGAGCTGCGCGCCCTTGTGATCGGCGCGCCAGAGATACTTCACCGCATTACCCTGGCAGAACGGCAGCTGTTCGGCGAGTTCGATGCATTCGACGCCGTGCGGGTGCGCGTTGTAGTGCGCCGGATGATCGATCGCGTTCACAGCGGCCTCGCATCTTCAGCGATGCCCGGCCGCATCGAATTGTCCGCGCCCAAGATCGCCGCGTGCCAATTCGCGAGCGCGGCCGCGCTCGAAATGGTATGGTGCAGGGCCTTCTCGCTGTTGCCGGCATCGGCGGCGTGCAGAGCCTTTCCGGCCAGGTAGCCGATGAGCCAGAACCAGTCGGCGGGCGTCTTGCCGGCGTCATGAGCCGATCCCCAACGCGCGCGCTGATGCGCTGCTTCGAGGACGACGGCCCTGCTGAAATCCCGCAATTCCGGCGCGTTCAGTTTCGCCAGTGCGTCGTCGCGCTCGCGCGTGACGCGCGTTAGCGTGTCCCGAAGCTCCTCAACTTGCTCAACGGTGAGATCGCTGCGCGCGAAGCGAGACATTCACTCAGCCTCCGCTTCCGAAGCCGAGTCGTCCGCCGCCGGCCGCATCGACGCCCAGTCTGGCATCGCCACGACCACGACGCCCCCCCCCAGCCACTCCGCCTCGGCCATCTCAGCGCCGTGCCAGACGCCGGGCTTGAACGGGTGAACCTTGATCGAGCACGAGCCGGACGGGCGGCCGTTCTCGCTCTTGGGCGCGTCCCGCTCCATCACCGGCCAGCCTTCGCCGAGTTTCGCGGGCGTCAGCTGCAGGAAGTCACGGCCGTCAGCGCTCGCCGCCTCGACCTTCATCGCGTCCGGCTTGCCGAGCTCGGCATAGGCGCCGGCGTTGAACGTCAGCTTCACCGCGCCGGCTTTCGTCACCGCCACCTTGATGACGCGCTCCGTTTCCGGCTCTTCGACCGCGACCGGCTTGAACGCGAGATTTCCAAACTTCGACATGACACCCTCCTTTATTTGCGCACGTCGCACAGCAGCACGACGGCGCTCTCGCCGCCCAAAACCTCGATCACGATTTCCCAAAGCGCCTCAGCCGACCATTGCTTGCGATCGAAGTCCGCGTCGGGCTCGACGCCGACCGCGCACAGCGAATGCGCGCCGTGTTCGCCTTCGCTTGTCTTCGTCATCAGCGTAGCGACACGACCGTCCCCGCCTGGCTCGGTCCAGTGGAACGCGTAGGGGGCCATATGATATTCAGCGCCGGGCAGCACGCGCGTTGGATCAATCTCGCGCACGCGCACACGGCGATCGGCAATCCATGGCCGATTGCCGAACTTCGTGCGCGCACCTTCGTGCAGATAAGCGATGTGCGTCGCATCGTCATTACGCTCGACTGCGACGGCGTGGTTGATCTGTTCGCCGACCAGCACGCGCGAGACGAAGCCAAAGCGATGATTGTGAATCGCCGAATGCGCAAAGCAGGCGCGGCGCGGCAGGGCGGGGTGCCAGACATGCAGCCGCTGCTTGCCTCCGAGCTTCACCTGCAGAAAGCCCAGCCCGTGCAGCGTGATCGTGTTTTCCGTTTCCTCGAACTCAAACTGCTTCACGTTGACCCTCCGCTTCATCAGCCGGCAGCGTCGCCACCTGCACGTCGCTGGCGCCGGCCGCTTTCCACCAATGCGTGACGCAGAGCGCGATCACTTGCGTGAGCCGCGCCGCGCTGATCCATTTCTCCCACTTCGTCCCCTTGGAGACGTGAAAGCCCTCGAGCGCGCCCGGCAGCACGACGAGCACGCGCCCGCGCCATGGGCTTGTCGCCGCTGGCCGTTCCGGATCGGGCGAAGGCCGCGACCAATCGTCGAAGCCGCCGCGATTCTTGGCGATGCCGCCGGCGAGCGCGCCGAGATCGCGCACGACGAAGAGCCCGTAGGCGCCGCCCTGCGCATCCTCCCAGGCGAGCGCCGCCAGCTCGGCTGTACCGCGATCGGCGACGATCAGGGTGGCGTCCGCCGCCGGCGGATATTTCATCATCACCGCGACCGGCCCGCGGTCGTCGCGCAGCGACGCCTGGCGCACACCGCGCTCGAACCGTTCCGCGCGCGTTTCCGATTGCGGACCGCCGAGCCGATCTTCTCGCGTCACTTTGCGCGGCCGCGATTGGCCGACAGAGAAGCCCCAGGCGATCTTCGCTTCGATCTGCTGCGCCAGCCACGGCCCTTTGGCTTCGCTCATCTGCGCCGCCGCATCGCGCAACGCGCGTTCGGCATACGCGGCTTCGATTTCGCCGCCGGCGACGAGCTCGCCGATCGCCGCGGCCTCGCTGGTCAGCGTCGTGTTCTGCACGCCGGGCGCGGCCGTCGCGATGCGCCGGCAAGCGCTGTCGAGCGCCTTCTCACCGTACGCGGTCGCGCGCCCGCCGCGGAAACGGTCGCTGTAGCTCGCCGCCGCCGCGGCTGGCTTAGGGGGAGGCGGCACGATCGCGCGCAGCAGCCAATCCGGCGCGTTTGCGATCGGCGTGTCGCGATCGGCCCAGGCATATTGCCGCCCGCTCGGATGGATCGACGGCGGCAGCACGATATAGCCGCCGTCGCCGCGCACATCGAAGCCCGCGCACTTCACGCGCTTGCCGTCGACGAGATAGCCGCCGCCGCGATTGCGCACGCCCTCGACGTGCTTGAACAGAAGATGCCGGCCCTTGCCGGTGTACTGCATCAGAGTCGGTGCCATGTGCGGGCCGCCGGCGAGACGCGCCAAACCCGCTTCCGCTTCCGGTCCGTCGAGATCGAGCACGAACACGCCCGACGCCGCGCCGGTCGCCATGCCGATGTTCGCGTTCGGCCACCGCGTCCACCACGCTTCGATCTGGGCCGCATCCGTCGTCGCCGCGTGAAAACCGCCATCGTTCGCGCCAGGCGCGGAAGGTTCGATCATCGGCCGCTTGTCGCGAACGCGCAGTGGAAACACCGCCCAGCCGCGCGCCGCATAGGCGAGGGCGGCGATGTGATAGATCGTCGTCACCGCCGCACCTCGTGCAGAAACTCTGCTTCGGTCAGCCAGTGAAACCGCTCGCGCCGCGCTTCCATCGCACGGCGCAGCGGACCGGATGCGAAGATGAACCCGGTGAGGTCGAAGGCAAGCCCCGCCATCGTGTGATCGAGCTCGTCCGGATGCACGACGAGAAGAATGGCTGCGTCCGGGAAGCGGCCCTCGCGCCGCTCGCCATCGATGCCGCGGTCGCGCAGCCAATCGAGCGCACGCCGGCGATTGCCGGCGAAGACGACGACGCGCTGCTTGTCGCCGTCACACATCAGCGGCCTCCCTGAGCGAAGCGAAGTGCGCGTTGAGCGACCCGCGCGCCGCCGGCGCCAGCTGGTAGCCGACGCCCCATACGGTCTCGATGGCGGCAAGGCCGCGGCGCTTCAGCTTGCCGCGCACCTTGCAGATCAGCACGTCGATGATCTTCAGCTCCGCCCCGCCGTCGGGATCGTCGCCGTAGAGCGCCGCGTGCAGCGCATCCTTGGTCGCGAGCGGCCGCGCCAGCAGCACGGCGAAGAGACGCGCCTCCGATTCGGTGAGCCCCCCCCAGGCCATGATCGGCGCGACCGCGCTTTCGCGGAACATCAGCTCGCGGAGCGCGCGCACTTCTTCGGCCAGCTCGTCACAGCGCGGACAGCAGGAGACCTCGACCCGCGCCACACGCTGCAGCGGCCGCGCTTGCGCCCGCGCCCGCTCGAACCGATTGCGCGCCGCCTGCACGACGGCGGCGACGTGGGCGTCGGCTTCGTCAGCTTCGACCAGGCGGCAGAGCGCGCTCATGCGCAGCCGCCCTTGCCGATGCTGCCGCGGACCTCGAGATCGCGACGCACCGCCGGCGGCAGCGTGATCTGTTCGACCGCGACATCGTACTTGCCACGGCCCGGCGGCAGGCGCCGCGGAATCGCGACGCCGAACGGCCCGAGCTTGATCCGGAGCCGCCCGAGCACGACGCTGACATTGTGCGGCGCGAAACTGAGCCCCGCGCGCTCATTGACAGCCTCGGTCAGCGCCCGCGTCGAAGGCCAGCCGCGCTCCAGCATGGCGAAGAACACCGTCTCCTCGCTCAGCGACAGATTCCAGAGCGCCGGCGTCTTGCGCTCGGCGTCGGGGCGGCGGCTGCGACGCATGTTCGGATTGACGGGCGGCTTGTACGCGCGCGCCTCGGCGATCGTGGCGTTGAACCCCGGCTTTCGCCCCTCGCGCTCGGCGCGGCGCTCTTCCAGCATTTTGATATTCGCCGCCCGGGCGCGTTCGAAGCGTTCCTGCGCGGCGCGCACGACCGCGGCGACGCGTCTGTCGCTATCGTCAGGCGGCAAGAGGCGAGCGAGGGCCGTCATTGCGCGCGCGCCTTTTGTTGCCGGCCGAGCACGCCGAGCGCGTGCATGATGGTCGTGTGGTCGCGGCGGAAGATCTTGCCGAGATGCGGATAGGAGAAATCGGGAAAACACTTGGCGACCAGCTGAATCGCTTCGTTGCGCGCCTTCACCAGCGGCCGCGATCGGCCTTTGGCCTTCAGCTGGTCGGCCGTGAACCCATGCCGCGCCGCGCAGCGTTCGACGATCGCCTTCACGCGCGTTGCGATCGGCGCGCTCAGCAGATCGTGCGCCTCGCGAAAGTGCGCCGTCGCCGCGAATGAAGACGCGCCGGCGTCAGCGCTGTTGCGCGGACCGCCGCACGCAGAATTCTTGGGCGCGCCCGACGATGCGGACGCCGCCCTCGATTGCTTTGCCATGATGTGGGTCTACTCCCCCGCAGCTTTGTGTTTTCGCTCAGCGCGCGCCCCGACCCAAAGCGCGCGCGCCTTCGTTACTTGGCGCGCCAGACCTCTTCGCCGCCGTCGCCTTTCGTCATGCTGACCTTCTTCGCCGCCCTGAGCTCGGATAGACGCGGGCTGATCAGCTTCGCCTTCACGCTGATGCGCTGCGCGATCGTGTCGGTCGACGCCGGCCCGTGCTTCTGCAACGTCGCGTGAATGCGATCCTTCAACGGCTTCACCATCAGCTGCTCCCTTCTTCGTCTGCGGCGGTCCGCGCAAAAGCGCTAACGCCGCCTTCGATTCTCTGTGTGAGCGCGGCGTCGAAACCGGCGAGGGCGGCGATCGCTTCGCGAATGTCCGCGCGCGCCGCCCTCGCCTGCTCGAGCCCCCAGGCCCCCGGCGCCAGCTGCGCCAGGGCAGCCACAGCTTCGCCAGTCTCTTTGATCGCGCTGAGCGCCCGCGCTTCCGTGCCGCCGCTGACGCCGTAAACGGCGCAACCCGCAAGCTGCGCCAAAGCGCGCGCCATGATCGGTTTCCCCGCCGCGCGGTCGAGATCGGCGGCGATATCGATCGGCACGAACAATTCGTGCGCGTGGTCGGCGTACTTTCTGAGCGAGCGCGGTTCGTTGCGCGTCAGCTGCGCGAACGCTTCAGCCGTGCCCTGCGGCGTCGCCACGGCGAACGCCGCCGCCGTCGCGCCCTTCAGCGAACCGTACGCGGCAGGGGAGAGCAGGCGAGGTTTGTCGCTCATGCGGCGCCTGCCTGGAGAGGCCGCGCCGGTTCCGTTTCGGACTCGGTTCCCTCGACGGCGTCGGGCAGTGTGATCCCGGCTTCGGCGGCGAGGCGGGACAATTCCGCTTCCGCCTGGGCGAGCCGCTTTACACCGACATCCGAGCGGGTGTTGCGGATCTCGCTCACCCGGTCGGATGCGCCGAAAAGTTGAAGCGAAACGGGACCTTGCTGACGCCCGGCGGCTTCGCAATAGGCGTCGAACCGGGCCAAAAAGGCGGCCAGCGCGGGCGAAGAAGGGGGCGCTTCGGAATGCATACTGCAGCCATGAACCGGGAAATGGCCCGGTCAGTCAAGCGGGACGAACCCCAAATGCCGTGGATAAGTTCCCATGGCAGATTGCGGGAGATGCCCCGTGCCCGTTCTAAGTCTCAGTACCCGAAAGCTTTTCTCGACATGCTCGCGGCGGCCGGATTCTCCAGCCCGCACGCGGCTGCGGTAGCGGCGGGCAGTCCCGACATGCTGCGCGACCTTGCGCGCGGTAAGTCCCGAGTGCTGCGTACGGACTCGCTCGCGGCTCTGGCGAACACGCTTGGCCGTTCGATGGAAGACGTCAGCGCCGCGCTCGAGCTGCCAGGCAGCGACGGCGCCGGTCGGCTTCGCGTCGACGAGCACACGCCACAGCGCGCGCCAGTCCGCAGCGGTCCGCTTCTGCCGGTGCGCTACGTGGTGCAGGCCGGCGCCTGGATCGAGGTCGACGACCTCGCCCAGGAACGGCTCGTGTCGCCGCCGGTCACCGCCGACCCCGGCTTCCCGCCGGACGCACAATGGCTCGAGCTTGTGCGCGGCGATTCAGCCGACCTCTATTATCCCGAGGGCGTGTTCGTGCACGTCGTCGACGCCGTCGCCATTGGCTACGCCCCGCGGCACGATGATTTCGTCGTCGTCGAACGAAAGCGCGAGCAGGGTGGGCTGATCGAGCGCTCGCTGAAGCAGATTTTCAAGAAGGGGCGCAAGGTGGAGCTCTGGCCGCGCTCGCGCAATCCGAAATGGAAAGCGCCACTCGATTTCAGCGACTCGGCCGAAGAAGATCTGATCGAAATCGCCGCGCTCGTGCTCGGCGGCTATCTGCCGGCTCGGCGCTGATCGAAAAGGAGGGGCTGACATGCAGGGTTTCGGTTGGGTTCTGTTCTGCGCCGGCGCGGCGCTCGGCATTTTCGCGCTCTCGATCGACGCCAGCACCGGCGTATCGGCGTTCGAGAGCTACAGCTACCTAGACGGTCCGGGCGTCAACAATATCGGCGTGCTGAATGAGAAAACGAACCTGACGATCATCGCCGCCGCCTTGCTCGTCGCCGGCGCAATCTTCGCGCGGCCGCACGCCGAGCCTGCGCGCGTTGCGGCCAGCGGCCCGTCTCGCGCCGCCGACATCACAGCTTAATCGAGGGGAGAAGCTTCAGATGCTCACGCGCACCATCGCCGCCGTCATCGCGGCCGTCGCTATGACCGCCTGCACCACGACGCACGGGAGCCAGGCAGTCCACGATTTCGGCCGGTGGCAACAGCTGCAGCCCGGTGTGACGACGAAGCAGGAGTTGCATGCGATCTTTGGTCAGCCGCACGAAGTGCGCTACGCCGCTGACGGCGGCGAGAGCGCATGGACGTACTATCATGTCGTCAATCGCACCAACGCATCGACGTTCGTGCCGTTCGTCGGCCTCGTCACCAATGGCAGCGACCTCGACATCACCCGAGCCGAGTTCGTGTTCGCCGCGGACGGCCGGTTCGCGCGATCCACGCGCGAGCAGGACAGCCGCTATGTGAATTCGTACGCCGGCATCGGCGATGCGCTGACTCCAACCGGTCAGGTCGCGGCGGTTGAGCGCGAAATGCAGACTCTCGGCCTCCCCTTCGACCGGCGCGCAGCGCGGGATGCCGCCGCGTGGGCCGATCAAGCGAACTGAAATCCACAAGTCTATCGGGACAAATCCCTAATGCGCCGTTGACGACCGGGAACTGTCCCGGTTAGCGTCCGCTCCGCCTGTAACGCGGAGGGGCGCTTTTGCCCGAATCTGTCACCTCGCTCGCCGTCGAATCCGCCCGCCGCGCAGCCCGCGCCGGCGTGGCCGGCCTCAACGACCCGTTCGCGCAAACCGACGCGCTGGCGCACCTGATTCACACGTTGACCGCCGAGGCGATGGCCGCTGGCGTCGGCCTCTACGCCCGTATCGACGCGCTGACGCGCGCGCTCGCGGTCGAGATCGACTGCGCCATCAGCCCCAGCAGCAATGACGACGTCGCGCACGAGACCATGAAGGCCGCCGGCCAGCTCGCGCGCTCGCAGCTCAACACGCTGCGCATCCTGCGCCGTGCGCGCGAACTCCAGCAAAAAGGAAACAGCAATGGCTAAAGCCGCGCGCAAGCCCAAAGGCGTACCTGCCGCGATCGCCGGCATAGAAGTTTCGCCGCGCCTCGCGCCGTTCGAAGCGCCGCCGATCCGCGAAGGCGCAGCGCCGCTCGATAAGCTCTACGTCGCGCCGGAGAACGCGCGCGCGGACTCTCCGCTCGAAAACATCGACGAGCTCGCCGCCAACATCATCGCCTGCGGTCTCTTGCAATCGCTGCTCGCGTACGAAGATGACGAGGGCCGCTTCGCCATCGTCGGCGGTCGCCGCCGCCTCAATGCGCTGAAGCTGATCCGGGACGCGGCGCGCGTCGCGCCGGACGCACCGGCGTTCAAAGTCGATTTCGACGCCATTCCGTTGCGCATCACGACGCAGGCGAACGCGACCGCGGCGTCGATCGCCGAAAACACTCAGCGCGTCGATCTCGGCGTCGTCGACGCCGCGCTCGCCTGGAACCGCATGGCCGTGATCGAAGGCCGCGACATCAGCGAGATCGCCAAGGCGTTCGGCGTCACCGAACGCTTCGTCAAGAGCCGCATGAAGCTCGCGAGCCTGCACGAACCGATCCTTGAAGCATTGCGCGCCGGCGAACTCTCGCTCGATGTGGCGCAGCTCTACGCGACTGCGCATATGTCGCGGCAAGAGAAGGTGTGGAAGGGCCTCGGCAAGCAGCGCGACGTCGAGTGGCGCGTGCGCGATGAACTGAAGAAAGACACGCTCGTCGCCGGCGACGCTGTCGCCCGCTTCGTCGGCGAGGAAGCTTACCTCGCCGCCGGCGGCCAGATCGAACAGGAGTTCTTCAAGGCGCCCGAGCAATCGCGCTGGCTCGACCCTGCGCTCGCAGAGCGCCTGGCGCAGGAGAAGCTCGCAGCCGAAGCCGCCAAGCTCGAGGCCGAAGGCTTCCTCTTCGTCGACGCCGCGATCACGATGCCCTACGGCAAGTACGCAGACGGAAATCTCGGTACGCCGCGCAAGCCGACGCCCGAAGAAAAAGCCCGCGTCAAAGAGCTCGACGCCAAGCTGAAGGCGCTGCGCGCCGAGTACGAAGCGATCGAGCGCGGCTGTGAAAAGCGCGACACCGCCGAAGAGGTCGGCGAATACACCGACGAAGAAGCCGAACGCATGACGGAGATCGAGGACGAAGAAATCGATCTGCGCAACGCCAGGGAAGCGATCGAGGACTCATTCTACGAGTTCGATGACAAGGCCAAGCAAAAGAGCGGTGTCGCCGTCACGTTGAACAGCGATGGCACGCTCGCTATCACGCGCGGCGTCATCTCGCCGAAATCACGGCCGGCCACGCCGGCCGGCAGAGCCGCGAAGAAGGGCAAAGCCGCCAGCGCGAAACCGGCCAAGCCCGAACCGCAGGCGCCGATGACGAACCTGACGCACGAGAAAACGTCGCGCATCGCCAGCGCCATCGTCGGCCGCGCGCTGGCGCAACGGCCGGACATCGCGTTGATCGCGGTGACGGCCGCTTTGGCGCGGGAAGTGTTCGACATTGATCTTAACGACAGCGCCTGCGAAGCGCTGACGATTCGCGGCGCCGGGCAGGGGATGACCGGCGCCGAGTTCGCCGACGAAGACGCGTTGCTCGGCGCTGATGCGCAAGCAGCGGCGCGCAAACGCTGGCTGGTCGCGCTCGGCAAGCCGATCGACAAGCTCGAAGCGCGAATGACGACCTGGCCGCAGGCTGACGTGCTGGCGCTGCTCGCCTTCTGCGTCGGCGAAAGCGTCAAAGTGATCGAGCCGACCGCCGCGCGCGATTACAAAGACGACCAACGCGACGCGCTGATGCTGCTCGGCCGACTCGCCGGCGCGAATCCGGCGGCGCATTTCATCCCCGACGCCGATTATCTCGAAGGCTATTCGAAAGCCTCGCTCGAAGCGGCCGCCGCCGAGCTCGGCCTCGACAGCGCCGGCGTCAAGACGAAGGCCGCGCTCGCCGCTCTTGTCGCCGATCACGCCAAAGGCGGCGGCGCCACCGCGGCCTGGGTCCCGCCGCTCCTGCGCACGCTCTGCGGCATGGACGAAGCGCCGAAACCGAAATTGCCCGCGCCACGGGAGCCGAAAGGTAAGCCCGGGCGGTTGGATGCGGGCAAGGGGGCCGCAGCGAAGACCGCGTCTTCCGCCGCGAAAGCTGCGGCCCCCACCGCATCGAAGAAGGGCGCGGCGAAGTCCGCGAAGAAGCTCGCCAAGCCGCCGGCGAAGAAGGCGGCGAAGCCGAAATCGAAGACCGCTGCGAAGGGAGCCGCGCAATGAGCGAAGTCGCGTTCGAAGGTTGGGCCATCGTCGAACTGATGGGCCATCGCACGCGCCCCGGCCGCGTCAAGGAAGTCGAGACCGCCGGCGGCAAGATGCTGCGCATCGACATCCCCGCGCCCGATGGCGAAGTGACGGAGTTCTACGGCGTGTCGGCGATTTATTCGATCCGGCCCTGCTCGGAACAGATCGCGCGCGACCAATCCAGCACCGCACAGTCGCGCCCGGTCCGGCCGATCCAATACCGCGAACTGCCGCAGCCGGACGCGAACGCGGCCGGCGCCAGCAATCACGATTACGACGACGACGACGAGCTGCCGCTATGAGCGACCTCTATCCGATCGGCGGCGCGCTCGCGGCGGTCGCCGCCAAGCTGGCGCCGAAACCGGAAGCGCGCGCGCTCTACACCAGCGGCGTCGCCTGGTTGCCCGGCATCGATGCGGAAGCGCAAGCGCACACGCTGCGCCTCCGCGGCGGCCCCGAGTCGCTCGCCGCTTATCGCCACGCCGTCGCCGTCACCCGCGGCGAGGCCGCGCGCTGCGCCGTCGTGCGCGTTCATGTCCGCGCCGGCGGCGAGCTCCACGCGTTCGACTGCCGCCTCGACGAAGCCAACGTGCACAGCGTCGAAAAAGTGGAGGCCCTCTGATGCTTGCAAGGCCGCCGGTCTGGCAAAGGCTTGAACAAGCGCCGCCCGACATCGAGAACGCTGCCCTTGCAGCGACCATCACGTGTGATTGTGGCCGCGGCGGCAAAATTGTCGTCACCGGATCGCGCGTCGCAGGCGAGTGGATCGTCATGTGCGAGCACTCGATCGAGCTTACGCACTTCATGATTCTGCCGCGTCATCCCAACTGGGGATGCGTCCAATGAGCGACGGCACCAAGATCGAATGGGCGGCGAACGCTGACGGTTCGCCAGGCGCGACCTGGAATCCGATCCGCGCGCGCCGCCGCTCTGACGGCAAGCTCGGCTGGTTCTGCATTCACGCCAGCGAAGGTTGCCGCCTGTGTTATGCCGAACGCTGGAACGAAGGCCGCTTCGGCAATGGACTTTCCTACAAGAAGCAGAACGAAGCCGAGGTCGAGATCTTCCTCGACGAAAAAACGCTGCTGCAGCCGCTGCGCTGGAAGAAGCCCCGCACGATCTTCGTTTGCTCGATGAGCGATCTGTTCGGCGAGTTCGTACCCGACGCTTTCATAGACCGGGTGCTGACGGTCGCGGCGTGCGCGCCGCAGCACACCTTCATCGTGTTGACCAAGCGCGACAAACGCATGAGGGCGTACTTCGAAGCTCTATTCGGCTCGCAGGTAGCGCCGCGCGGCGTGCGCTGCCCGGCTTGGCCCGCGCTGCTCAATCGCGTTGAGCGTGTGTGGCTTGAGGAGCGAGGTCGCGACGCGTACCTCGCTGACGTGCGCCCGCTGCTTGAGCGTGGCTTGCGCACACTTCCCCCCGGCCCCCTGCCGAATGTCTGGCTCGGCGTTTCAATCGAGGATCGCGAGAACGGCGCCGGCCGCGGACCAAACCTGGCGATGACGCCCGCTGCCGCGCGGTTGTGGAGCGTCGAGCCGCTGCTCAGCGATCTCGGCGACATGACACGGCTGGGCCTCTTCGACACGCTCGACGGCGCACGCAAGGCCGTCGATTGGGTCATCGTCGGCGGCGAAAGCGGCCCAGGCGCGCGGCCGATGCATCCCGACTGGGTGCGTTCAATCCGCGATCAGTGCGCCGCCGCCGGCGTCGCCTTCTTCTTCAAGCAGTGGGGCGCGCACGCGCCCGTCACGATCCCGAAAACGGACTGGCGCGGCGAGACGCCGGTGGCATGGCCGCTCGGGCGGCTCGGCGCGCACCCGTGGCCGGATCACGACGACACGATGGTTGTGCTGACGCGCGTCGGCAAGCGCGCCGCCGGCCGCGTTCTCGACGGCCGCACCCACGACGAGCGCCCGCCGCTCGCGCACCAAAGGGTGGCGGCATGACCGCGCTGACGCACATCTATGCCGCCTTCATCGCCGGCGGCTGCGCCGTCGTCGCCGGCCAGGTGTTGCGCGCGTCCTACTGGCGCTTGCGCCGGCGCTTGATCGCCAGCGACGCCGCGATCGCGTTCGGCGGCGTCGTTAAGTTCAGCCGCGCCCTGCGCCGCGCGGGCGCGCTCGAGCCGCTCAGCCGCGCGCTCTTGATCGCCGGCGCTCTCGTCATGACCGCCGCTACGGCCGCGCTGTTCGCCTACGGCTTGTCGGGAGGGTTTCGATGACCGGCCGCCAGGGACGCCTGCTGTTCATCGGCGCCGTCGCCGCGTTCTGGAGCGCCGTCGGCTTTCTCGTCACCACCTGCGTCGGGAGCTGCGCACGATGAGTCCGACCGAACGCGCGCTGCGCGCGAGCCTCGAACAAGACGACGCCGCCTTCATCGCCGACATGCTGGTCAAGATCGCCGCGCGCCCGCTCGGCGCCGCCACCGTCGAGCTCGACGCCGAGGACGCTGCGCGCCTCGCGCGCCTGGCGACGGCCGCCTACATCGCCAACACCAATCGCCAGGGCGAGGGGTCGCCTTCAACAGAGAGAAGAGACTCATGATCGCCTACGGCTTCAAAACCGCCTTCGGGCCGCAAATCGACACCGACGCCAAAGAGCCGAAGGTCCTGACGCTGCGCCGCCAGCGCAAAGCGCCCTCGCGCCACGCCAATGTCGGCGAGACGATCGGGCTTTGGACCGGCCTCAGGACGAAGCAGGCGGCGCGCCGCGGCGTGGGCGTCGTCATCCTGCGCGGCCTGCTGCGTTTCAACGCCGCCGGCATCGTCTTCGTCAGCGAACTGCGGTCGACGCTGACCGTCGACGCGATGGCTGACGCGCTCGAGCGCGAGATCCTCGACGCCGAGAACGATTCCTTCGCGCGGCGCGACGGCTTCGAGAACTGGGCCGCGATGTGGGCCTGGCACGACGCCGCCCGCGACAAGGAAGAACGCGGCGCACCCTCGCTCGTGCGTCAAATCATCGCCTGGCGCCCGCTCAGCAAAGACCAGATCGCCGCCGTCGCCGCCGGCGCGCGCCTGGAGGAGGTGGCGTGATGCCGAAGCGTATTCCGATCGAGACGGCCAAGAGTGTCGCTCAGAAGCATGATCTTCATCAGGTGTTGCTCATCGGCTGGGACGGCGCGTTGACGCATGTCGTCACCTATGGAGCAACCCCGCACGATTGCGCGCTAGCAGCTAAGGCGCAGGATTTCTGGACAGGGAAGATTCGCGAGTTCTCATTTCGCGACGGAGATGCCTCGCCGTGGCGCCGCGATCTGTTCGTCGACGAAAGCGAGGACGTCGGCGTGAAACTATCCCACTTCGCGGACGCGATTCAGACTTACGTCATGATGCAGCAGGGGCGAAGGGTGTGCGTCCGCGAACTGGCCTCTGTCTTCAACACCGACCGCAGAACGGTTCTCGACGCCATCGACGCCGGCTATTGGCTCTATACGACCGGTGATGGCGCCGACGACACCAAGCACTTCGTCGGTGTGGACGGCGAATGATGGTCGTTTTTCCGAACCTCGCAATCTGCGTGCTGATCGTCGGCATCATACTTTTCGCCGCACTGCTTCCCGCGCCGCCGCCGCAGCTGCAACCCGCTTGGCGGCTCGGCGACATGCCGCGCGACGGCGTGACCTGGATCGAGATCGAGACCCGCTGGGGCGTCGAACCGTATTGCTGCGTGGTGCGCTGGAATCCGGCGTTGATCACGCGCAGCGGAACGGGCGGCTGGCAGCAAGCCGACGGCGGCTATTTCGAAGATGCGCCGTATCGCTGGCGCCCCGCGACGCGCCAGCCCGCGCTCCTCCAGAAGGCGCCGTCCGATGTCTGACTTGCAGTTACTTCGCGACGCGCTCGATGGCATCGCCGCCCCCAATTTCGCGGTAGAGCAGCAGATCGAGCGAGTGCTTGAGCCTGAGCGTGATGCGCAGCGACTCGCGTGGGATCGCCTTAACAAGGGTGCTCCGCCGACACCGAACTACACTAGCTCGCTCGATGCGGCCCTTGCGCTACGCGACACCCTGCTTCCTGATCGTGAGGTCGCAGTGTGGGACGACAAGGAAAACGGGCGCTGGGCGGCAAAGGTTGGTGACGATCATTGGGATGAGGCGATGAATGACTTCGTGTCATCAGGTCCGAACGCCGCCATCGCACTCATGCGCGCGATCATCCAGGCGTTGTGCGCGGACGAACTGGGCTCGATGAAGGCGCCGCCCGATGCGTGAACACGCCGAAGCCGCGGCCGCTTGGCGCGCCGAGTGTGAGCACAAACGCTGGCTCTTCATCGACACGATCGACCGCGTTCCCGTCGACCTGTTGATCGCGCTGATCGACCACGCTTTCCCGCCGGCGACCGCCGGCTTCTTCGAACCGCTCGGCGTCACTCGCGATCGCGCCGACTTCCTCGCCCGCCGCAACGCCGCCGAACGTGAATGGGCGGAGGCCTGGAAGCGCCACCACCGCTCCGTCGGCCGCAGCACACAGGTGATCAAGTCATGATTTACGAACTGATGTTGCCCGTCGCGTGCTTTGTTTTTGGCGTTTGGATCGGCCGCGGAAACGAATGGGAAGACGTGCGCGACACGGGCGTGCATTTGTACCAGCGCAATCGTCGCACGGGAAAACGGCGCGTGCTTCGCGGCGGCCCGAACCAGCCGATCGACACACACTGGCTCGAGACGGGGGAGTGGTTTAGCTCGAAACCGCCGCCCGGCCACAAGCGATGAGCGATCGCTGGCCCGAGCTGATGCGCCGCGAGACCGCGGCCGCGTTCTGCGACATGACGCCCGACCAGTTCGATCGTCAGTGTCCGGTCGCGCCGGTCGATCAGGGCTGGCGCGGCTATCGCTGGAAGCGCGCCAAGCTGCAGGCCTGGATCGACAATCTGCCGGAAAAGCCGCGCCCGCTCGCGCCCGGCCTTGACGCCGCCGAGCCCCAGGCGCCTGATGCGCCCGGCCTAACGCCAGAGCAACGCCGCGAGGCCAGCCTGGCGCGGATGTAACGAGGCACGAGGGGAGCAGGATGATTTTCGGCCGCCGCCGCCATTTCCGCGAGATCGCTGACGAGCTCGCCAGATCTGGGCTCATGCCGGACCGACTATTGCTGCTGCGCACCGACGCTGAACGTCTCGACGGCAAGATCGAGGACTTAGTCGAAGCGCTCAACGCGCGGACGCGCACCGGAGCCTGGCGCGCGCACCGCACCGCCGAGGGTGACTATGATTTGCGCCGGGAGGCGCCGCCGACGATCGCCGTAGAACTCGAACTGCCGACGAACGTCGTGTTTCTTCGGCGCAAGTGA